ATCATTATCCTTCTCAAAAATTGAAAAACTCATTGAAAGAACATATGGGGTTAGATGAAGAAACTGTTGAAAGAATGTTTGCATCAGCAAGAGATAAACCTAGTAGGACTCATAAGAACGCATATCATTCTTTAGCCCATGCAATCAGTCAAGCAACGCAACAAGAAACTCCTACCGATATTCCTTTAGGACCCACCCCTGAAACAGGAATGAAAGAGCCTGTTATAACGCCTCAAATAAAAGTAGGGTCTAACGCGCAGATTAGGGAACCGCAAAAAGCACCCGAAAAGACCAAAACACCTTTAGTAACACCTAGAATGCGAGATTACGCTCCTAATCTCTATCAATATCTTAATGACTATAACTCACGAAACGGTATAAAACCTAATGAAGCATTGTCTAATACGACAGACCGTGTTAGGACGGGTAGTGTTATGAATCCGACAAACCGTGCCGAAAAAGTGAAAAATTTGTTTACTACTTTAACAAACGGTTTACCTGTTGAAGATTTTGAAAAATCAATGTTTGAAGAGTATCTTGAAGAGGTTCAGATGAGATTGGCGGAAACAGTATTAGAGGATTATACTGATATAAGGAAAATGGATATTACTTCACCTACCGATATAACAATACTTTCAAGCCGCATTCAAAGATCTACTAACGATGTAATAACTATCTATCATACTCGCGGGGATTGGCGAAATATAGCGAAGTCTTTTGGACTAACCCCCCTTGACGTTCAATTAGTGAAGGTGTGTTTACATGAATGATATGATTCTCCGCGCACGTTTGTTTGAGAAACAAATGCAGGGAATGCAGCAAGGTGGTGGACAACAAGATGCTGATGGAGATGGTTTGGATGATAAGACCGGCCAACCAATAAAGAGAGTAACTACCATTACCGAAGATATAAACAACAAAACAGGGCAAGTTGCAAGCAAGGAAACAAAAACAAAAGTAATGAATCCTACTGCTGAGTTTGATGCTCAACAAGCAGATAATCGTTCACCCAATGGTGTTGCAACCAATTTAACTATGAAATCAAAAGATGAATTAATCAATCATTTTTCGATAAAAAAATCTAATAACGATATTGAGAAATTTTTACCTGCGGTAGGGGCAGTAGCAGGTGCAGGTGCAAGAATGGCAGGGAAAGGACTATTGGGCGCAGCAAAATTTGGTTTGGGTAGTGCAGTAAAAAAACCGGCAAAAGATAATCAACAACCCCCTAATCAACAACCCCCTAATCAACAACCCCCTAATCAACAACCCCCTAATCAACAACCCCCTAATCAACAACCCCCTAATCAACAACCGAGTATGATGGATAGAATGAAAGGTGCAGGAAAAGTTGCAGGAAGAGTTGCTTTGGGGGCGGCAACAATGGGGGCTAGTGAGGTAGCGTTAGGCGCATATAACAAATTAAATGCTCCCCAAAACCGGACTCAAGGACCGCCTCAAGACCCTAATAACCCAACGGCGGCATATATGCCGGTAGGTGGTGGCGTAAAATCCAATTTGAAGAACATGGCTACAAATTACGCAACGGGTGTAATGAATACAGGAAAACTCACAGGTGAAAAAGGAGGAGTTAGGGGTATGTGGGATACCATGACCGCAGGTGGCGCAGCAAGAGAAGGTATGAAAAATTCTGAGACTCAAAGAGATAGAGAACAGTATGATCGTACAAACCAACGGGCTGTTACAGACGCTAGATATAAAAGTAACAGTCCTAAAACTGACTGGCAAGACCCGATGATGCAGGTTCAGAACAGTTATGATTTAGAATCAAAAATACATGATTTATACACCTTACAAAAGCAACAGTCTTACTATCGTGAAATTGATTCAACGGAGGCGATTAGGTTTGCCTGTTCCTGACCCTTTTGATATTGCTTGGGAATTTTCCAAAGGCGAAATGAGTTTAGAGAAATCCGTATTTGATTGGTTCAATCCCACTATTCAAGCCAATAGAATGCCTACACAACCATTACATTCAATGTTTGACCCTCAAGCAGCAAGACACGCTGCTATGCTTGAAAGCATTAAAACTAATGCTACGCCCGAAGTGAAACCGCAGAAATTGTTAGATGACAGCATATCTGCAATGCCTCTCTTGGGAACAGGGCATGAAGAACATACTCCTGACCCAAACGCACACCATGAACCGAATTATCTTGTAATGAATACAAAACCCATAGAGGAAGTTCAACAAGAAAACGCAGAACAAGAAAACGCAGAACAAAGAGATTTAGACCAAGATTATAATTTCGGTTTAATGGAACTTTTAACGCGCATCAATGAAAGGGATAATCTTAAACAATCTAAAGTCATTGCAGATATACCCCTTCCTGACAACCCACCCAAAAAGGCAGGTATGAATGAAATTGTTATGCCCGAAAAAACTAAAACTGTAACTGAAGAAATAAAGGCGGCTCGTGAAAGAACATCACAAGAACAATCGGTTCAAGACCACCTGAAAGTAGTAGAAGAGTTGGGGCTATTTCAAAATAAGAAAAAGCCTATCAAAACCTTTTCTAACAATAAAACCATAGGAGATATTTTCAATCAAGGCATGATTACTGAAAATACACCTGAAGATGTTATTCAATTCTTGCACGAGATAGTTGAAGATGATCAGCATCGTTTGCATACATCAGCGAAACAGATATATTATAATAATCAAGATGATTTAGTTGAACATCATGGATATGAAGAAGATGATGAAGTTTTCCAAAAAGGCATTCAAACAATAGTTGAGAACCCGTTTGCTAATCCATTCTATGATACATCTGCCTTTTCAATAAAGAAAGAAAGACCAAAGGGATTTGTTGCACCACCTGCAATTACCCCTCCTATTGACCTAATCAAACAAGAACAACCAAACGCAATCGAAGGTTTTGAGACAAAAGAGGGGGATGATTTGTCATTACTGCCTTCATCGGTTTTCAAGAATACAGATGCCCCCGTTGTTGATAACATGAGTTTGTTACCTACGGGGTGGAAAAATGAGTGAAGGTATCACCGATCTTACTAGCAAAATAGATTGGGAAATGGGTAGGCGTGATTTTAAGTTCTTTTTTGAAGATATATGCAAATTCCAATTAGCGAATTTTCACAAAGAATGGTATGAAAACGCACAGGAACATAATAAAGTATGCGTTATAGCAAGTCGTGACCATGGTAAATCGGTATTTTTCCGAGTATATTTGTTATGGAAAATGGCGTATAACCCCGGTACTGAAGTTCTGTTTTTCAGTCACAGCCAACATCAATCAATAGACCACATGGGTAAAATGAATGAATTGATAGAAACAACCCCTGCTTTACAGCATCTAAAACCGGCAAGAGGATGGGCAAAACAATTGTTTCGCATGACTAACAAATCATCTATTCGTGCTATGTCTATCGGTAAAGCGGTAAGAGGAGCGCATCCTGACATAGTGGTACTAGACGATATTCTATCTAGTGAAGCAGATACTCAATTAAAGGCTATATCTACATGGTTTTATACTGCTCTTTTACCTGTTCTTCACCATACAGCGCAGATGTGCGTTGTAGGTACTCCGTTCTCTTTTACTGATTTGTATTCAGAATTGAAGAGTCTTGACGGTTATTGTGTAAAAGAATATCCCGCTATAAACGAAGTTACGGGAGAACCATTATGGCCTGAGAGGTGGTCTTTAGAAGCATTGAATACAAGAAGAGGGGAAATGACCTCAATTGCGTTTACTCGTGAATATCTTTGTAAACCAATAGCAAGCGATTCTAGTCTATTCCCTGAAGAAGTCCTTGAAGCAGCCAAAGATGAGAGTCTTACTCTTTCTTATTATCCTGACCCTGAAGCCAATTTGAATTATTATATCGGTTGGGATCCTGCGATAAGTGCTGATAGACGTGCCGATTATACTTGTATGCTAGTAATAGGGATGGATGAAAACAGGCATAAAAGAATAGTACACGCTCACCATGAAAAGAATATGAATTTCAATCAACAGATAGAGAAAATCATTGAATTAAATGCTAGATTTAATCCTGTTATAATAGAATTGGAAACAAACAATTTCGCTATGGCCTTTAATCAGGTTCTTAAAGAAATAAGCGATTTACCAATAAAACCATTCAATATGAGTCGTATGAAAAAGGAAGCCCTCATGCATACTTTACAACTCCACTTAGAGCAACAACATCTAATTATACCGTATAAAGATGAAGGTTCTACTAGAAGGCTTATGAACGCTCTATTGAACGAACTCTCTATGTTCACCATGCTTGCTAACGGTAAAATGGAAAGTTTGGGGAGACATGACGATATGGTTATTGCATTAGCATTAGCAGTTCAAGCAACTAAAGAATACAGGGAAAGTATAGTTATACTAGACGGACCTACATGGCAACGAAGATTAGGGTGGGTAGATGCGTAAAGAATATCTTTTACCTATTGATGGGATTGAATCATTGTCCGATTCTTTAATTAAACTTGCAGAAACAAATCTTGCACAACAAGATGTAGATATGGCACAACAATCCCTCGCCGCAGCACAAGAGAAAAAGAAACAAGAAGATGCACAACGTCTTGCTATAAACCCTCATGCTGACCCGAATGCTCAAATTGAAGGTACTGATAAAGAAGGGAGCAATCCTCCGACTGATCAACCCGGTACTGTATTACCTGCAACAGCACCGCCTCCAATAAATAAAACATGGTTTACTGATAACTTTGGTATGACTGGAAGGGAACTTAGTGAAATCTTAATAAAAGCAAAAGATTTGAGAACTTTAGATAGCATTCAAGGATTATTAAAAATGGAGAAAATGGCAATTATCAGTTATTACAAAGGAGTACCCGCAAGTTTAGTTGATGAGTTACCATTGACTGATTTTGATTATGATGCTTTGAATAAGCATTCAGATAGATTAGATCTCCCGTTTAGGAGATTTGTAAAAACATGGGTATCTTCTGATGAGGTTGGTAGAGAGAAAGCAGCATTATTATGGAGTACCACCATAGATAAGTCAGAACGCTTGTCCAATCGTGAACGAAATCTATTAAATCATTGTAGAGATGTTATTTATTCCCGTGGTGCATTAAACGCGCAGACTTTGAAATCATATGGCATTCAAGCAAGTCCGGCTGAAATTTCCTCATTAATCAAATCCCATGGTTTCCTTTTTGATTTAATATCTGTTGGTCAGTTTAGTAAATCAATTGGTAGAGGGTTGTTTTACGACATTAAAAGAAGAGACGTTCTGATTAAAGATGCGGATCAATTCATTGCAGGGTTAATAGAAAACAATTCTAAATTCAAGATGGATACTCGGCTTAACCCTAGAATAGAATTAGGGTTCCATGCACCAACAGCACCATGGTACGCAGAAGCACTTTGTAAAGAATTAGGTACTACTCAAATTGTATCTAGTTCAAGTAAAATCATTATAAATGGTGAAATGGCAGTAACAAAAGCATTAGAATTAGCAGAACCATATCTTAATGGTCACTCGCCTGACGCAAGAAAAATGTTGAAAGGACTTAGAGGCGATAGAGATGCCTTGTTGGTCTTAGCATACGAGAATATGTCTCAAACAGAACAAATACAATTGTTAAAGTCTCATAGAATTGATGATGAAGAGATGACTAGGAAAAGAGAGGCGGTGATTACGAATGGTTGATGACAAAAAAATGGAGAGATTGTTTTCCGCTATTGGCGTAGATATGGAGAGATATAACACTCCTATACCATCTATGCCTCTATTTACTCAAGGGATTCAAGAACCGGCTCTATTACAGGGAATTACGATACCTGCGTTATATGCTGCGGCTTACGAATGCATGGTATTACGTTCTATACTTCAACATCTGTCTGTTGAGACATTTAGAAAGGGTTGGGATTGGGATGCTAAGTTTGTTTGCAAGTGCAAAGAATGCGGTGAAGAGTATCAACAACAACTGCAAGAATGTAAG